CTCAGCCTGATCTGGATCGGCCTGACCAACCGCCTGACCGTTGCCGCCGCCCCGGCGCTGGAAGCTGTAGTCAACGCGCTGGCCGACATGGCGCGCAGTACCGGCCCGATTGGCATCGCGATCACAGCACTCTTCGACAACATTGGGCGCCTGACCACCTACGCTGCGACCTTTGCCGCCCTCATGGCGGGGCGCTGGGTGGCGGGGCTGGCGGCAGCCGCCCTGTCCGTGCGCGGGCTTGCCACCGGCCTCGTATTTCTGCGGGGCGCACTGATCCGCACCGGCATCGGTGCACTGATCGTCGGCGCGGGCGAATTGGTGTTCCAGTTTACCCGACTTGTTGCGGGTGCAGGCGGGTTTGGCGCAGCGATTGGCCTGTTGAAGGATCTGGCCCTCGATGTTTGGGACCGCATTGGTCTGGGTGCGGCTTCGGCCTGGTCGAAGATCGAGGCCAGTTGGGCCGGGATGCAAGCGACCGTCTATGGCGCGATGCAATCTTCTGTTGAAGGCGTCACAAGTTTTGGCAATTCGGCGGCTGGCATTTTCAAGGGAGCCTATGATGCGGTTAAAGCCATCTGGGGTCAGCTGCCCGGCGCGATAGGCGACTTCGCGTTTCAGGCCGCAAACGGTCTGATCAGCGGCGTCGAGGCCATGCTGAACGGCGTGGTGACCCGGATCAATAATTTCATCAACGCCCTGAATGGCGCGCTGGACCTGCTGCCCGACTGGGCTGTGGGGGAAGGAGGGGTGCGGATTGGCACGCTCGACCCAGTGGCGCTGGGCCGAATCGACAATCCCTTCGCGGGATCCGCCGCAGCCGCCGGAACTGCTGCTGCCGAAGCGTTCTCAGCCGCAATGGCACAGACCTATCTCACCATGCCCGACCTTGGCCTGACCGGGATGGCAGAAGAAGCGACCGCCCGGGCAGAGGCGTATCGCGAAGCCTCGGGCATGCTGGCCGATGCCACCGCGCGCCCGATGCAAAGCTGGCAGGCGCTGAAAGATGCTGTTGCGGGCGCAGGCACAAAGGGCGAAGCCGCACTGGACGGAGCCACGGATGCCGCCGACCGGCTGGATGAATCAGTCACCGAAGCTGGGCGGGCCGCCGGTGGCGCAGGTGCTGCCGCAGCAGCAGGCGCTGAAGTGGCCAAGACCGGATGGGAGGCCGCCGTGGCCACCCTTGCCGACTATGCCGCCAAGGCACGCGACATCGGCGCCAATATCGGCAGCGCGCTGGTCGGGGCCTTCACTTCCGCCGAAAACGCCGTCGGTGAGTTCGTGAAAACCGGCAAGCTCGACTTCCGCGATCTGGTCACCTCAATGATCGCCGATCTGGCCAAACTGGCCGCACGCCGGTTCATCCTCGGCCCCATCGCCAATGCGCTTTCTGGTGCGCTGAGCGGTGCGAGTGGATTGTTCGCGAACATCCTGCACGCCGGTGGTGTGGTCGGATCACCGGCTCCTGGCCGAATGGTGCCTGCGCTAGCCTTCGCGGGTGCGCCACGAATGCATGCTGGTGGCTGGGCCGGGATCAAGCCCGACGAAGTTCCCGCGATCCTGCAACGAGGCGAGAGGGTGCTGTCACGGCGAGAGGCGGCGGGCTACGGGCAAGCCAGCGCCGCGCCATCGGTGAATGTCACCATCATGGCGCGCGACGCCGAAAGCTTCCGGCAATCTCGGACGCAGGTCGCGGCCGACATTGCCCGCGCCGTATCGCTTGGTCGGAGGAGTATGTGATGGCGTTTCACGAGGTTCGGTTCCCCGACAACATCAGCCGCGGCGCGAGGGGCGGGCCGGAACGGCGCACCCAGATCGTTGAACTTGCCTCGGGTGATGAGGAGCGCAATGCCAGCTGGGCCAACAGTCGTCGCCGTTATGACGTCGCCTATGGCATCCGCCGCGCAGACGATCTGGCATCCGTCGTGGCCTTCTTCGAAGCCCGCAACGGTCGCCTGCACGGGTTTCGCTATAAGGATTGGGCCGATTACAAATCAGGACTGCCATCGCAGGCGATCACCCCCACCGACCAGCAGATCGGAACCGGCACCGGCAGCCTGAAAACCTTCCAGCTGGCCAAATGCTACATTTCCGGCGCGCAAAGCTGGACGCGCACGGTTGCCAAACCCGTGGCAAGCACGGTTCGCGTGGCGCTGGGCATGGTTGAGCAGATGTCGGGCTGGACTGTCGATGCCACCACCGGCATCGTCACCTTCGCTACCGCCCCCGCCAGTGGCGTCATCATCCGGGCTGGCTTTGAATTCGATGTGCCGGTGCGCTTTGACACCGATGTACTGGACGTCACCCTCGACATTGAACGGCTGGGATCAATCACATCTATTCCGCTGCTGGAGATCCGCAGATGAAATCCCTATCCCCTGCGCTGCAAGCTCATCTCGATGACGGCACCACCACCTTGTCTTGGTGCTGGCGGATTTCGCGGGCAGATGGTGTCGCGCTGGGCTTCACCGATCATGATCGCGCGCTGGCGTTCGATGGCACAGACTTTGAGCCGGAGAGCGGGTTTGCGGCTTCCGAAATCCGCTCCGGCTCCGACCTCGCCGTCGATGCACAGGATGCGAGCGGCGTGCTAACTTCCGACCGGATTACCGAAACCGACATCCTTGACGGGCGCTGGGACAATGCGGCAGTCGAGCTTTGGCGGGTGAACTGGGCCAACACCAGCCAGCGCGTGCTGCTGCGCCGGGGTGCGGTGGGCCAAATTCGGCGCGGGCGCATGGCCTTCGTGGCCGAGGTGCGCAGCCTTGCGCATGTGCTGGGCCAGACGGTCGGACGGACGTTTCGGGCGGGGTGTGATGCCCGTTTGGGCGACGCGCGCTGCCGGATAAATCTGGAAAACGCTTTCTACAAGGGCACGGGCGTGGTCCCTGACCTGTTGCGCGATCGGGCGTTCATGGCCACGGGGTTGTCCGGTTTTGACGCTGGGTGGTTCACTTCCGGCACAATCACTTGGACCAGCGGCGCAAATGCCGGGCGCATCACTGAAGTGCTGGCGCATGGCATTGCTGATGCCATCGCCACTCTGACTCTGCTGGAAGCCCCCGTGCGCGCCATCGCCGAGAGTGACAGCTTCATCGCGCGCGCAGGCTGCGACAAGCGCATCGTGACCTGTGGGGCGAAGTTCGCCAACACCGCAAACTATCGCGGATTCCCAAACATTCCGGGTCAGGATGTGGTGCTGCGCTATGCCAGCCAGGATGGCGGCCATGAAGGTGGCGTGCTGTGAGCCTTTCCATTCTGTGGCCGATCCCGCCTTGGTCATCGGCGTCGTGCGGTCATGGCTTGGCACGCCATATCACGATCAAGCCAGCCTGCGCGGCGTCGGTTGCGATTGCCTTGGCCTCGCACGCGGTGTCTGGCGCGAGGTGTCTGGCGCGAGGTGGTGGGAGACGAGCCATTTCCCATCCCGCCCTATAGCCGCGATTGGGGTGAGACCGGGCCGCATGAGGTTCTGGCGAATGGTGCCTCCTCAATGCTGATCCCGATTGCAATGAGTGATGTCGGTCCCGGCGCGCTGATCTTGTTCCGCATGGCCCCGCGCGCCATCGCCAAGCATGTCGGCATCCTAACCGGGCCTGCAACTTTCATCCATTCCTACGAACGGCTGGGCGTCATCGAGGAAATCCTGACGCCGACATGGCAGCGGCGCATCGCTTTCGCCTTCCTGTTTCCGCGCTCCAGCAACATCTGAAAGACATTTCATGGCAACACTCGTCCTCGGGGCCGTCGGCTCCGCAATCGGTGCTGGCTTCGGCGGTGCTATCCTTGGTTTTTCTGGTGCTGCCATCGGTGATTTCATCGGCTCGACCATCGGGTCGGTGGTTGACAGCTGGATCGTCTCGTCCCTCGCCCCGGCCCAACGCATCGAGGGCACACGGCTTGACAGTTTGCGGATTACATCCTCGACCGAAGGGGCCGTGATCCCACGTCTCTTTGGCAGGATGCGTATTGGGGGCAATATCATCTGGGCCACGGATTTCCGCGAGGATACAAATACCACCAGTCAAGGTGGAGGCAAAGGTGGCGGGCCAAAGGTAAAGACCACCGAGTATCTCTACTATGCCAGCTTTGCCGTGGCACTTTGCGAAGGCGAGATCACAGGCATTGGTCGCGTCTGGGCCGACGGCAAAGCGATGGACATGACGGGCGTCACATGGCGCTGGTATCCAGGCGACGAGACACAAAGCCCCGATCCATTCATTTCGGCAAAGATGGGCGCTGCCAACACGCCCGCCTATCGCGGCACCGCCTATGTGGTGTTTGAAGAGTTGGACCTCAGCGGGTTTGGCAACCGCCTGCCGCAGATCAGCTTTGAAGTGTTTCGACCGCTGGCTAATCCCGACACCGCAGAGGGACTGGTCAAGGCCGTCACCCTGATCCCGGCCTCGGGCGAGTTCAGCTATGCCACAGCGCCGGTCAAGAAATCTAGCGGTGCTGGCGGCGCGACCGTCGCGGAAAACCTGAATGCCATTTCCGATACAGCCGACATCGTCGTGGCGCTGGATCGTCTTCAATCCATGGCCCCGGCGGTCGAAAGCGTCTCTCTGGTCGTCGCGTGGTTTGGCGACGATCTGCGGGCAGGAAATTGCAAGGTGCGGCCTGGTGTCGAGGTCTCAGTAAAGACCACGACGCCCTCGGCTTGGTCAGTCAACGGGGTCGCGCGCGCGGACGCCTTTCTGGTCAGCCGTGATCCCGAAGACCGTCCCGTCTACGGCGGCACGCCCGCCGACTTTGCCGTGGTGCAGGCGATCAAGGAAATGAAGGCGCGGGGCCTGCGAGTGACTTTCTATCCCTTCATCCTCATGGACGTGCCACCCGGCAACACCAAACCCAATCCTTACAGCGCAAACGCAGCCGGGATTGGTCAGCCGACGTTCCCATGGCGCGGGCGCATCACCTGTTCCCCAGCGGCTGGTTATGCCGGAACCGTGGACAAAACTGCCGCAGCAGCCACGCAAGTGTCGGCCTTGTTCGGCACTGCCACGCCCGCGAGTTTCAGCGTCTCCGGCGAAAATGTCAGCTGGACCGGGCCCGCTGGCGAATGGGGTCTGCGCCGGATGATCCTGCATTATGCGCATCTTTGCAAAGCCGCCGGGGGCGTAGATGCCTTCCTGATTGGGTCGGAAATGCCCGGCTTGACCACGATCCGGAGCGGGGCCAGCACCTATCCTGCCGTTGCCGCGTTCAAAAGCCTCGCGACCTCTGTCAGGTCGATCCTCGGCGCTGGGCCCAAGATCGGCTATGCGTCTGACTGGTCGGAGTATTTTGGGCATCATCCGGGCGACGGCAGCGGCGATGTGTATTTTCACCTCGATCCGCTCTGGTCGGACGCCAATATCGATTTCATCGGCATTGATAATTACATGCCGCTGTCAGATTGGCGCGAAGGGTTTGATCACGCCGATGCGGCGCTGGCTCCGGCAATATATGATCGATCCTACCTGCAATCGAACATCGTGGGCGGCGAAGGGTTCGACTGGTTTTATGCCAACTCAGCCGACCGGACGGTGCAGGTTCGCACGCCGATCTCCGATGGCGCAGCGGCCAAACCTTGGGTTTTCCGCTTCAAGGACCTAAAATCCTGGTGGCAAAACCCGCATTTCAACCGACCCAGTGGCGTGGAGAGCGGGACGCCGACCGCGTGGGTGCCGCAATCCAAACCGATCTGGTTCACCGAATTGGGCTGCCCGGCCATCGACCGTGGTACCAATCAGCCGAACGTCTTTTTTGACCCGAAGTCGTCCGAAAGCTTCACGCCGTATTTCTCGCGCAGCTGGCGCGATGATGCAATCCAGCGCGCCTATCTTGAAGCGACCTATCTGTTCTGGGGCATATCGGCGAACAACCCGACTTCCTCCGTCTATGGCAACCGCATGGTGCATGTCCCCGAATGCGCCGCCTGGACATGGGACGCACGGCCCTATCCGTTTTTCCCTGAACTCACCGCTGTCTGGACCGATGGCCCAAATTGGCGGCGCGGCCACTGGCTGACCGGACGTCTGGGCGCTGTATCGCTGGCTGCGCTCGTGCGCCATCTTTGCCTGCGTGCCGGAATGCCGGAGGCTCAGATCGACGTTTCCGGGCTGTGGGGCGCTGTCGAAGGTTATGTGATTACCGCGTTGGAAGCCCCGCGCGCCTCGATTTCTACACTCGCACGGCATTTCGGGTTCGATGCCATTGAAAGCGAGGGGCGCATTCGCTTCCTGATGCGCGGGCACATCGCCGGTCTGACCATTAAGCCTGACAACATGGTCGCACCATCATCGCCACAGGGCGATGTGATGGAACTGACCCGCGCGCAGGAAACCGAACTGCCGCAAGCTCTCAAATGGCAAGTCGCGCGCGGATGAGGATTATGACGCGGCTCAAGTTGAAGCGCGGCGCATTACCGTCGACACCACGCGCATCGCGTCCGAGGCGTTCCCTATGGCGGTGCCACCCGAAGAAGCCGAACGACGCTGCCGCCGAGCGCTGATGGAGGCATGGGTCGGGCGCGAAAGTGCGGTGTTCCGCCTGCCGCCGTCAAGACTGGCGCTGGATCCCTGCGACGTGATCCTGCTTGATCATGATGGCCGCCTGACGGAAATGCGGCTGGTCTCGATTGCAGACTCCGACCTGCGCAGCATCGAAGCCGTGCGCCAGGACCGTGCCGTTTATGATCTGCCACCCGGTGATCCGCGCCCAGCCTCGCTCTCGACGCCCATAGTATTTGGCACGCCCGATGTGCTTTTTCTGGACCTACCGCAGCTGCGCGAAGATCAGCCTGCACACCGCCCCCTCATTGCAGCCCACTCCAAGCCGTGGCCCGGTGAGATGGCCGTGTATCGCAGCGCCTCGACGGATGATTTTGCGCTGCTGACAACTTTTGGCGGCCGCGCCCGGATCGGCCTGCTTGCGGAAAGCTTTTATGCCGGGCCAGTGTCGCGCTTCGATCTTGGCAATGCGCTGGTCGTGGATCTGTTCTCAGGTACGCTGGAAAGCGTCACGGACATCACGTTGCTGGGTGGGGCAAATGCGCTGGCCGTGGAGACCGGCGTCGGGCAATGGGAAATCGTCCAAGCGGGCGCTGCCGAACTGATCGCGCCGGGGCGATACCGGTTGACCCGATTGCTGCGGGGCCAGCGAGGAACGGAAAATGCCGTGGTCAGCATGGTTCCGACCGGCGCGCGGGTGGTGGTGCTGGACACTACCCTTGCCAGCCTGCCTATTTCGGAAGCCGACCTTGGTCTGCTGTGGAACTGGCGCATCGGCCCTGCGTCGCGCCCAGTCAGCGATGAAACCTTTGTCGCCACCATCTTCACCCCAGAGGGCGCTGGGCTGCGGCCTTTTTCTGTCGCCCATGTCGAACAGCCGTGGCGCACCGCCCGCAGCCCGGGCGATCTGACCATCCGCTGGTCGCGCCGGTCGCGGTCGCTGGCTGCCGACACCTGGGGCGCAGGCGACGTGCCTTTGGCGGAAGACAGTGAAGCCTACGAGGTGGAAATCCGCGATGGCAGCGCCATCAAGCGCACGCTGACGGCCACCACAACCAGCGTTCTTTATGCGGCCGCCCAGCAGACCGCCGATTGGGGCGCCCCCCTCGGTCCCGGCCAATCCCTCGCCATCCGTATCTATCAGCTCTCGGCCCTGATCGGCCGGGGCGCTGGGCGATCCGTCACCCTGACCTTCTGAAAGCAGGATTATGTCCGACATCACCACCCACCTCCTGCTGCCATATATCCTGGCATCGCAGGCCCAAAAGCATGTCACCCATAACGAGGCGCTGCGGCTGCTGGATGCAATGGTACAGCTATCCGTTCTGGACCGCACACGCACGGTTCCACCGGCCAGCCCTGTCGACGGCGACAGGCACATCGTGGCCTCTGGCGCGACAGGTCTGTGGTCGGGCTGGGATCTGAACGTCGCCTTCTGGGTCGATGGCGTCTGGATGCGGCTGGTGCCGCGCCCGGGTTGGCTGACATGGATCGCGGCGGAACAGGCCTTTGTCGTCTGGAACGGGTCAGCTTGGGATCTGGTCGGCGAACCGGTGGATGTGTCGGATGCCATCTTCAGCCTCGTGAACGACGCCGATCCGACCAGGAAGGCGGTGTTCTCGCTGTCGGGGATCTGGTGAGCACGTCGGTTTCGCGATGGGTCAGGACGACACGCATTTCTACGTACTCGGCGGCAATCAATCCGACGCCGTCACCATCGCCCGTATCGCCAAGTCGCGCATCTTAGGTGCGCGCTGGCCTGCGACCATGCCGTCCCGCCAGCAACGCCTGCCGACCATGAAGTCAGGCGAATTCCTGGCAACCACCAATGAAATCTGAACTGGGGAACACCATGCTGAAACCTGCAATCCTTGCCCTCATCCGGCAAATACTGACCGTCGTAGGCACCGCGCTGGTTGCCAAGGGGTATGTCCAAGCATCCGACATCGAACCGGTCATCGGCGCGTTGCTGACCATCGGGTCGGTTGTGTGGTCTGTGGCCGATAAACGCGTCAGATAGGCGCCCCCCCTTATAACAAACAGGGGCGCGTCACATCGTCTTGCTGGCAACCCGAAACCAGACTGATTTGCAACGCGCCCATCTTTCATAGCAGGCGGCCATGACGGAACGCCCACGCGGTCGGCAATATCTCGGCCGACCATGGTGGGCTCCGAACGGGTTCGCCGCCATCCCCACCCCCGCCCTTGATCCGCCCCTCACGGCGGCTTCTCCGACGGTCCCGGCGCTTGTAGGTCGGGTCCCGGTCCCCAAATCTTTTGTAAACGACGGATCAGACGAGCACTTCCGCCGTCAAGCATCTTCCAGTTCTTCAGCAGGCGCAGGGGCAGTTTGCCGGATCGTCATGTCGACGATCTGCTGAAACTCTTTCAGGATGTCCTTGTGATGTTGGGTCATGTAACGCGCCAGTTTCGGGTTGCCGAGCAACGTTTCGATGTAGCGGCATGCGACAACCAGTGTCAGCTGGTCTGGCCCGTAGCTGCCTTCGACGAGCTTGATCTTTCGCTGGAGGCTGGCCATTTCACTTTGCATGCGTTCAACCTGCTCTGCGGAAAGGCCTTTGATTTCCTTCTTTTTTGTTGGGCTAACGAGATCTGCTACGGACGTTGCCGCGAGCAAGGCTTCGGCATAGGGCACCGTATAGTTGTTCATGGCGATCATGAGTTCGACCGCCTCAACCTGACGCATGGCCTTCATCTTCCGCAACGCGTGGAAGGTGTTGAGCGGGCAGTGCTTGTCTTTCAATAGTTCAGCAACCTCTGGGCAAATCCCGTCGAGTAACTTGCGCTTCATCCGGATATTCTCGACGTTGACGTCCAGTGCCGATGCTATCCGTTCCACTGAAACCCCGCGTTCAACCGCGCGCAGGATCATCTTGTGTTCCTGAACGGTGGCCAAACGGCTGATCCGCTTGTTGTAAGTGAAGGCTTCGTCGTCAATGGCGACAAGGCAGGTGACAGAACTTGCGCCAAGGTCCTTTAGTATCTCAACTCGGATATAGCCATCAAGCAACAAAAACACACCCGAACCGTCCGCGCCGCGTGCCACCACGGGCGGCTCGATGATGCCCACTTCGGCAATCGAAGCGGCAATCTGAACGTATTTTCGGGATGTTTTCACGCTGGCTGGAAGTTGCTTCACGGGCAAGATCGCGGAGATTGGCACTTCAATACCTTCAGGCTCAAACGCCATGATAACTGGCAGCGCAGATACAGTCATAACGCACCCTCCGTCAGGATTTCGGAAATCATCGTTGGCATGGTCTCAAGCCCTTCGGCGCGCAGAAGCGTCGCAAAGTTTTCATCCCGAAAGAGTGCCCGGAAAGCCGTCGCGACGAACAAGAGGTTTGCCTGCGCGATATCCGCTTTTCGGACCATCTCCCGCTGACGCCCGGTTTCAATGCGGTAGGCGCGCACAAGCGCATCCGATGTCATGCGCGTTCTGCCGGTATTGTCTCCGGGGTTCGTTTTCTGGCGCTTGCCAAGACGCTGGCGCCGTTCAACGAGCTTGCGTGCAGCCAACAAACGTTTGCCCTTTAGCTTTCCGGATGTGTAGGCAGCGGCAAGTGCCGCCTGAACGCCATCGCCTTCTGCACGGGCAATATCAAGCGCGACGCTGACTGGCATTTGACCCGTCTCCACCGCCAGCAGCAGCCTTTCCTCGCCTTGCGCAATCAACTGGCCAATTTCGTGCACATAGGAATAGGTAAGACCGGTTTTCTCAGCGATCTTCTGGTCCGAATATCCACGCGCGCGAAGGGCACCAATATCATGCAACAGCTCAAGTGGGCGGTGTTGGCGGCGGGCAATATTTTCAATCACGCTGCGCAGCATCCTGTCTTGCTCACTTGCATCAATGATGATCGCCGGAATTTCAGTCTGCCCAAGTGCTGAAAAGGCTTCCATGCGCCCTTGGCCGCACACCAGGTGAAAGGTCTCGAAATCAGGATCAGCCCTGTCGACCGTCACCGTGATGGGCTTCTTCAGGCCGACCTTGGAAATGCTGTCAACCAGTTGTTTGAAGGTCTTTTCACTGCGTTCGCGTGGATTTTCCACGATCACCCGGTCGATGGGTATCCGCCGGATTTTGATCGGCGCGATTGGGGCTACCATGGCATCACCTTTGAGGCGCGCGCCCGCCCGCCCATCGTGAAGAAGAAATCTAGGGTGTCGAAACGAAAAGCGTCCAGCATCAGGCCATTCTCCTCTGCTAGCCCCAAACGGTTGGTCCGCATCTCGAATTGGGGCAAAATATAATAATCGAGAGCATCGGTATTCGTGCTGTCCATGCGGATCGCGATGGTGAAATCGGGGGCAAGGCCCGTGTCGAAACGGATTCTCCAACGCAAGCCACCTGAAGCAATTTGTCGGCAGCGTGCGACGACGACCGAAGTTGTGAATTCTCCGTGGATGGTCAGCAGATCGGTTTTCGGGTTCCGCACGACCACGCCGCCTAACCGGGCGATTTCGCGGGTCACCAGTTCGACCGCATCGCCGTGAAACAGGCGCAACATGCGGTTGACTTCGATGTACTGGTAATCGCGGTCCGGGGTGAACCCGACCAACTCGTAAGCCCTGAGCAGGCTGCCGAAGCGATGGGCGTAAGCCCCGCTGGACGGCAGGCCATCAGCCTCGTCAATCACCAGCCCCGATATGTAGCCGTGGCGCTGGAACAGTTTGGTAAGGCGCTCCAGCATCTCCGTGTCGGAGAACCGCCGATTGCGCGCCTCAATGATGCCCTGAACCTTATGAAACAGCTTGGGCTCAATGATCGCCTCAAACGCGCCATTGGACCTTATCCACATGTCCGGGCCATTCACAACCCGCTTGCGCTTCAGCTTATAGGAGCGGCGGTTGTAGATGTTATTACCAATGTATTTTTCATTGGTCAGGATTTGATGGATTGTCGCCCGTGTCCACGCGCGGCCGAGGTCGCTTTGGATGCCACGGTCATTCAATTCGGCCGCGATTTCACTTTCAGACCTGCCTTGCCTCAGAAACCGTCCGTAGATCCAGCGAATGGTTTGGACCTCCTCGTTGGGGCCCGGCACAAGTGTTACCCGATCAGTCTGCAGGCTTTTGTGCTCGCCGCGCTTAAGTTCTGCTTTGACCAGACCGCGCTCGTCCAGAAGAACGCGCCGCAGGCCATAACCAGCAGGGCCACCCTGCCGATACCCCAATTCGATTAGGCGGCATTGCCCGGCGAAAACCTTGGTCGACAATTCCCGGCTGTATTCGCCCGCCATTGCACGCTTGACGCTTTTGACGATTGTAGCGACCGGGCTGCCATCATTTTCGAACTGTTCGGCACAATACTCGACGTGCTTGTTCGCCCGGCGGCAGATGTATTCATAATAGGCGGATTCGTCAGCATCCTGAAACCGGCCCCAACGGCTGACGTCATAGACGAGGATCACATCGAAATCTGCGTTGCCCTCCTGCACATCCCGGATCAGCTGCTGCAGCGCCTCGCGTCCCTCAATCCGCAATCCGCTTTTGCCCGCATCGGCATAGGTCCGGACCATTTCCAGTCCACGGTCGTTTGCATAGGCCCGGATGGCATCCGATTGATTTTCGGTTGAATATTTTTGATGCTCCGTCGACATACGGACATATTCAGCCGCGCGCTTGGTCGGACTGATATTGGCAGATCCTTTTTTAGATGGTTGAGCTGCACCAGCCATACCCTTCTCCTAATTAATTCATGCTGGCGTCTCCAACCGATTGGACCAGTCCTTTGGAATTGAGCGGAGAATCGAATCTGCCGCTTTCATGTCCTCTCCAATAGTTTAACGGAGAGGAGCGCGACGATGCGGGGCAAGATGGGCACAGTTGTGCCGAAAAAGGGCACAACTGTGCACTTTGAGGCGGATCAGGCACGATATCGAAAGGCCATCTCTGGCGCTTTGCGCGCGGAACTGGGCCAGACTCACCAAGCCGTCAAGACAGCGATGTGCTGGACAGGGGCCAGCGAACGCACTGTCAAGTATTGGCTGTCGGCCGAACGGGGGCCGAGCGGAGAGCACCTGATCATGCTGGCGCAGCATTCAGACGCAGTGCTTGTGACCATCCTGACGATGGCTCTCCGACTGTCTGATCAGCAGCACAGATGTGCAGGTTGTCCTGATCGTCTTCTTGTGTTACAAAACCTAGGACAAAAACTAAGTCTGTCCGAGGATTCCTAACAACGATGATGATGGATCGCAGCCAACGTGCCCGAATGATTGACTTCATGGAGGCCCATGCGCCAGCCCGCTCAAGGGATCTGGCGGCAATTGGTGTGGCCGCTACCGCGATCTCGCGTGCAGTTGCCGAGGGCGCTGTTGTTCGCATCGGACGGGGCCTTTACCAACTTCCAGACAGCGAACCGGATCTGCATTCGGCGCTGATCGAGATTGCCAAGCGTGCTCCGAAAGCTGTCATCTGTCTGACCTCGGCGCTCTCGTTTCATCAACTGACCGACCAGCTGCCGCGAAAGATCTGGATCGCCGTTGGCGCAAAGGATTGGGCCCCAAAGATCGACTATCCCCAGATCCGCGTTGTGCGGTTTCGCGAACCCTATCTGACAAACGGGCTTGAGGTTCGCAACATCCACGGTATCGATGTGCGCGTGTATTCCATCCCTAAATCAATTGCTGACGCCTTCAGAAACCCGAAGCTGGTTGACCGGTCCGTGGCCATCGAGGCCATGAAGTCTGCCCTAAACGAGCGCAAGGCGACGCCAGGGCAACTGGCAGCCGTCGCCCAGCAAAACGGTGCCTGGAACCAGATGCGCCCCTATCTGGAGGCGCTGACGTCCAATGGCTAATCCATCCAAAGATATCGCGGCCTCCGTGCGACAACGCTTGCTCAACTTGGCACGCCAAGAGGGGCAGGTCTTCGATGTGGTCCTCGTGGCCTTTGGCCTCGAGCGGCTGGTCTACCGCCTATCCGTCTCTGATTATCGTGATCGCTTCGTCCTGAAGGGCGGGATGCTGGTCACGCTCTGGACTGCCGACACTGGCAGGTTCACGCGGGACATAGATTTCCTGGCATTTGGGTCCGATGAAGAGGCCGCGTTGAAAGAAGCGTTTTCAACGATCCTTGCGATCGACGGCGGTGATGGGCTGAACTATGACGCGGCAAACCTTACCGCTGCCCCGATCCGCGAGGATCAGATTTACGGCGGCATGCGCCTGCGCACGACTGCATATTTGGGAACCACCCAGATTCCGATCACCGTAGACCTTGGGTTCGGCGATGCCCTCGGCGACCCAAAATATCAGATCGACTACGCCTCCCTTCTGGATTTCCCGCCGGCATCCATCCGTGCCTACTCCCCTGCGACTGTCATAGCAGAGAAGTTCCAGGCGGTGGTCGCGCTGGGCATCGCCAACAGCAGGATGAAGGATTTTTATGATCTGTGGACACTGCCGAAGGCGGTCGAGATCGATAGCCAAGAACTGGCCGATACGATCCGGGGAACATTCAACCGAAGGGGAACAGCCATACCGAAGACCTGTCCGGTGGGACTGTCACCAGAGTTTTCCACCGATCCAGCCAAGAGGACTCAATGGCGTGCCTACGCAAGCGGGACAACGCTGGAAGGAAAGCCACTGGCAGAGGTCACCGCAGACATCTGGTCATCGTTGGAACCAGTATGTCGGGCGGAATCATGACGACTGTGCTTTTCAGGGGGGACTCGTCAAACGTTGACAAGGCGTTGACAAGAATTGCGCAAGCCAAAATCCGACTGTTTAGGTCGGATTCTAAGTATCTGATATGTTTTGTATTTTTGGTTGCGGGGGTAGGATTTGAACCTACGACCTTCAGGTTATGAGCCACGGCGAACGAACCATGAACAACCCCTCAGAACTGCGCTATTCTTCGCATTTTCCGTGGCTTGCAACCCCCTGCCCCAGATCGTCCTTACGCTGGATTTCGCAGTAAGCCGCAACGAAC